CAAGGTTTTATGCCTGCTTCAACTCCCATTCGGGCCATTGACCGCCTCCGTAAGGCCGCCAACCTGGAACCCACCAAAAAGAACGTGGAGCTATCCGATGGCAGCACGTTTGAGATGTGGGTCAGCCCACTAACGATGGCCGAGCGTGAACGCGCCCAAAAGCAGGCCAAGTCGGACGATGCCAACGCCTTCGCCCTCCAGCTGCTGATTACCAAGGCACTGGACGAGAATGGCAGCAAGCTGTTTGCCCCTGGCGAGATCGACGTCCTGAAAAACGAAGTCAAGGACAAGGATCTCCAGACGCTGATGCTGGCGATCCTGACCGACGACTCCGAGCCCATCGACCCAAAGCCCTGAGCGCCGAACTCCGTAAGGACAACTGGCTCATGCTCCAATTCGGCATCGCCAAGGAGCTGGGCCTAACTCTGACCGAAGTACGGACCACAATGACCGCCGAAGAAATCCTCGGCTGGAGCGCCTACTTCCAGATCCTGAACGAGGACCAACAAAAGGAACTGGAAAAAGCCAAACGCCGCCGCTAACCCCGGCGGCTTTTTTGCTGTGTAAACTGAAGTACCAGAAGCTGTCGTTACCGCAGTGGCTAGTTACAACGCCGCAATCAATATCGTTGTAAGCGGCCAGCAGCGCTTAGATTACGTTCTCAATTCTGTAGAAAGACTTAATGCAATCACAGCAAAGTTAAAACCTATCAATCTTTTAGCCCCTGGCGCGGGGGCCGGCGGTGATGCAATCAGAGTCGCCAAAAAACAACTAGATGATTTTGCAAGAGCTGTTGTAAATTTTCAACCGCAAGGAATACAACGGCGTGCCAAAGAATTAAGCACCACGTTAGCCGGATCAGCGGGGCAAGCTAATGCACTTGGCACAGCATTAGCAAATATAGGATTAAAAAGTGGGGGGTTCAAGCAACAAACTGTAGAAGTAAAAAATTATGCTCTTGCTTTAGATACGGCAACTCGTAATGCGGCTCGTCTGGAAGTAATAAACCGTCGAGTTCAGCGCGAAGCGCGAATCGAAAACATTGCCAAACGCTTTAACACTACACCCGAAGCAGTACAAGCAAGAATTACAGGTATATCTGAAGCTGTCGGAAGACGCCAACCAGCAACCACAGGCACAACAAGGATAGGTGGACAATCTCGTCTAGGTGGTGCCGTCAGCAGTGCGCTTATCGGTGGCGGTTTTCCATTCCTTTTCGGTCAAGGCCCTGCCGCCGCCGCTGGCGGTGCTTTGGGCGGTTTAGCCGGTGGCTTACTTGGCGGTGGCTTCGGCTTTGCGCTTTCGATTGTCGGTACAGCTATAGGTGATGCCGTAACAAAGGCAGAAGCATTCGACAAATCTTTGGCAGCCTTAAACACAGGCTTAAAAACAACAGGTAGTACATCTATTACGACGGCGAGCGACGTAAATAAGCTGGCGTTTAGCCTAAATGTAACAACAGAGGAAGCCATAGACTTACTAAATACTTTCAAACAATTTAGTGACGGAAACACCCGAGAAGCACTCGCTGGTCTATTCGGACCGGTCGGTGGCGCGGCCACTTTTGAAGCAATAGCAAAAGCTGGTATAGATGAAAAGAATGCACTATCCGCTATATTCTCTTTGCGTAAAGAGATTGGAAACGAAGCAGTTATTCAACTAGCCTTACAGCTTAAATCTGTAGGTGCGGCTGCTACACAATCTAACTTGCTAAAAATTATACTTGACCGCAGTATTGAAATCAGCGTCGCTCAAGCTAGTCAAGTTACTTTCACAGACAGATTGTTAAGCATATGGGAAGGTATTATCGCAGGAGTTGCTCAAGCACTAAGTTTGGCAACACGCTTTATCGCTAAATTACAGGAAGGTACTTTAATTAAACTACCTTTCCTAGATCAGCTAGCTGCTGTTTTAGGTGGAGTTACAGGTAGGACACCAGAAGACATAGCCGAACAACGGGGTCAGGATCTTTCTAAGCAGTTAAAAGCTGAGCGAGACAGAATACGCAGAGCTCTGGCGGAAGAAACACGCGCCGTTACACTAGAAAATACACTCGGCGAATCACTCAAAGCAGGCAAGAAACCCCCTGAAGATCGTACTCAGCAGCTCACCGAAGAGTTAACTGCGATTATCGCCATCGGGCAAGCCGAAGACAAAATCCGCGACCTGCTGTTCCAAGGGCGTGATCTTCTGGCGGCTGAAGTTGAGCTGGAAAAACAGCTTGCCGACATTACCCGCGACCGTAATAAAGCGTTGATAGGCGCCAATTACGAAAGTGAGCGCATTGTTATCAACAAAATTGCCGAAGCTCGCATTGTTGACGCGCAACTTAGGGCCGAGGACAAGATGCGGGAGATTCGCCAGCGCCGCTTTGAGGAAGAACTTCAAGTAAAAGAAGCGGTCCGCAGTTCAGTCCGAGCGTTTACAGATATGCGACAAGAACAGGAATTACAAGTTCAGTTTTCTAAAACATACTACAGACTTCTAGCGGAGGGAGTGCTGCCTGCCGAAGCAGAACGCATTGCTAATTTTGACAAATTAGTTTCGGCTCAATTAAACGCCGTAAAACTACAGATTCAAATTACGCAAGCAGCAATTTTAGAAGCAAAAGCACGCGGTTTAAGTACGGCTAAATTACAAGAAGAACTTGACCTGCTTAAACAGAAACAAGAAGCTATAACGGGTGAAGCGGTTAAAGGTCCCGGCGTCGCCGCAGCAGAAGCTACACCAGGACAGAAAATTACAGAAAAAATCGGCAAACTCAAAGAAGAAATTGCCGAACTTACTAAAATCGGTAACATCGCCATCAAAGTAGCGGATGGGATTGGAGCAGCCTTTGGTCAAGCATTTGCCGGTCTAATCTCCGGCAGCATGAGTGCTAGGGAAGCACTCAGTAGCTTCTTTAAGTCAGTTGCGGATATGTTCCTTGAGATGGCCGCGCAAATCATTGCCAAGCAGATAACGATGATTATCCTGCAAACCATCCTCAGAGCGCTTGGTGCAGTTGGTGGTGGTGGTGGTGGTGGTGGCAATGCCGCAACTGCACTGGGCAGTAACCCAAATGTCGCTGCTTACGCTCCTCTTGCAAAAGGAGGCGTGTTTGGCAATGGTGTTGCCGCCTTTGCTAACGGAGGTACATTTACAAATTCCATCGTCAGCTCGCCCACGCTATTCCCGTTTGCTGATGGTGGCACCACCCGCACCGGCCTTATGGGCGAAGCTGGCCCCGAGGCGATCATGCCGCTCAAGCGTGGCGCTGATGGCAGCCTCGGCGTACAAGCTACTGGCTTGCGCGAGGCAATGGGCCGTCCGCCCGGTAGCGCAAATGGCAGTCCCGTGCTTAACATGAGCTTCCAGTCCACGACCATCGGCGGTGTTGAATATGTCAGTCGCGAGCAATTGGAGCAAGCCATGGCTCAAACTCGCCAGCAAGCCTCTCGTGACGGTGCTCAACGGGGCATGAGCATGACTTTAGATAGGCTGCAGCAAAGCCCCTCCACCCGCAACCGCATCGGTATCCGCTGATGTCTATTCCATTCCCCGGCATCAAACCATCAGCACGTAGCTTTAAGCAAGGCACGTTTCCGACCAAGGTATATCGCGCTTTGTCCGGCGCTACGGTCAAGCGCAATTTCGGCAACCGCGCCTACGGATTTGAACTCCAGCTGGAATACAGAAATATACCTGATACAACAACATCTCAAATTCTAAAACACTACAACGATACCAGCGGCGGCTTTGAACGTTTTTCTCTTTCCAGTGAATTATTTGCTGGCATGAGTACGGAATTACGCGGTTATGCAGAATCCACGGCAACAATCCGGTGGGAATATGCAGCACCTCCTGATGTATCATCCGTAGCACCGGGCAACAGAAGCACCGTGCAAGTCACGCTTGTCGGAGAGTTACTATGATACGCATCGTTAACTATTTACGTTTGACAACAGCAAATAACATCGTTCATCGGTATCAAAATTATTTTATCGGCCAATCGAGTACATATTTAGGTGAATCCTATGCTTTTGCACCGTTTCAAGCAGAAGGATCGTTGGCAGCTTTGAATGGCGACAATCAGCAACTTGTTGTTTTATTCCCTAACATCGAATTCGCGCTTCGTTTAGTGGAAGAAGGCGAAGGCAACAGACTCAGCGAACTACGTCTAACGACCGCATTTCTAAATGCCAGCGATCAAATCACCACACCTCCGTTGACTGATTTTTATGTCGGCATTGGCGCTGGTTTTAGTGAAACAACTTTAGAGCTACGTTTTCGTTCCGCCATTGATAGCGTTGGATCGCAATTTCCCGGACGTACACTTACCCGTGATCTTGTCGGACCGCTTCCTCTTAACTCTGAATTGATGTTGCGATGAACGATTTAATTGAACTGGAGTATGGTTGGGGCCACAGTCCCCGCGATCACAGCGGAAAGACTGATTGTTTTCAACTTGTCTGCGAGGTCCGCCGACGCATGGAGCTACCCGACTATTCCCATCGTTTTGCATGGGTTTACGGGAATTACAACGAGGCAAATTTTCCGCGTATAAAAATATTGCGGTGGTTGTTGCGATACGGGCGTAAGCTGGAAGTTGCAGTACCCGGAGCGGTTGCATTGCTGCCTGGAAGCGCTGGTGCGGCTTTAGGGGCCGTAACAAACACCGGCACCATATTTATTAGCTCCGGCGGTCGTGTTGTACACGCACAATTACCCGCTGGGGTTGCTAAGTATTTCTGGATGGAACGATGAACCGCAAACTTCTGCCTTACGAACATGATCTTGCCCGCGCATTGGGTGTTACCGAACAGGAATATCTTGATTTTTTAGCAGCGCAACGTGATTATAGCCAGTCCGACGAACAGCGTCTGGAAACTCTACGCGGTGAAGTAAGCAGCATCGTGTTATTTGTTGTTGGTTTAATACTGCAGGTAGCATCGGCATTGTTAATGCCCAAACCTAGTGTAGGGAAACGCCTACCTAGAGAACAAACATTTGCCCCACGTATTGGTTTCAACAGCGCACAAGAACTTGCCAAATACGGTGATCCGGTAAATCTTGTCTATACAAATACTTCAGACAATGAAACTGGAGGTGTGCGTGTAGCAACTTCTCTTGTGTGGTCAGCGATCGAAAGCTATGGCTCCAGCCAATTTATGCAGATGATGCTGGTGCTGGGCGCAGGCCGCATCAATCAAATAGATCCCGAACGACTGGCGTTTGGTCAGACGCCAATCCGGCAGTTCGCGGCACAGAAGACCTGGACATATTTCAACCCAATCGGCAATGTCCGCTATTCGAACGTTCTAAAGGGCGATACTAATGATCCAAGCCGCAATAATGCCGATGGAAATACATTGGTGTA